TCACGGCAAGGTTGAATGCTTGAGCATCGGAGAAAGTGAGGAGAAGCCATGAACGCACTGATACCAGCCAAGCCGCCGTTTATGTCGCGAGGCCACATTGTGACCGACGCAGACGGGAATTGGGTTGTGACATGCAATCAAGGGTTTCCCGCTTGCGGCTTCTTCAAAGACAAAAGCGCAATCGGTTGCTGCCCGAAATGCGGTCGGCTTTGGATCCGCATGGAATGGGCCACGCCGGAGCAATGCGGGATTGAGGTGAAGCCATGAGCGCGCCAGACAAGTGTCCCAAGTGTGGATCCAGGCCGTGGCTGGACTCGTCGGATGATCGGCAATTCTACTGCGACAGCGTGTGGACCCGGTGTGCTTGGTTTGAGCAGAGCACTGCGTGTTTGACCAAGGAACGCGACCAACTCGCTGCCCGCGTGAAGGAGTTAGAGCCGTTCAAGCTGGTTTGCGAGAACCCCGCCGCGCTCTGGGCGAACTGGCTCCGCGGAACGGTCGCGCTGCCGGCTGGGATTGGGGACGTGCGGCAGGAGCAGGCCCGCGTCAGGGAGTTGGAGGTGAAGCTGGAGGCGTGGAAGGCGTACGCGGGGAGGTTGGAGGACACCGGAAACTCGATTACCTCATACGCGGCAGAGAGGTCTAAATACGCTTGGAAGCAAGCCAAGGAGTCCAAGCCATGACGCCATTGGAACTAGCGGTTGAGGTCGAGCGGGTTTCGTATCGTCTGCGGTTTGGATGCGGGAATGGAGGGTGCCAGATCAAGGAGCCAACCGGAATGCACACAAACGCCGGTTGCGATTGCAGTCCGCTCACGTTTTCAAGGCGCCTGCTTGCGCTCGCTGTCCAATGCGAGGAGCAGGGTCACAAGTGGGATAAGGAGCAGATGCCATGACCGACCAAGAGATCAACGAACGCATCCACGCGGCGTGCAGCTACGTCCGCAAGTGGTCCGAGGCCAAGGCCGAGTTCCGGTGGTACGGTCCTGATGGGCACAACCACTTGGCGCCGGATGACTATGTGAACGACTTGAACGCTATGGCGCGGGCGGAGCAAGTGTTGCGCAGGAATCAGTTCCACTTCGTGGATTACACTCGCCACCTTTGGAGGCTGGTCGCTGGCGAAGCCGAATACGGGAATCTTGGGTACTTCGGTTTTGATTTTGTCACGAGCGCCGCCCGCCAACGCGCCGAGGCGTTCCTGCGGACGATTGAGAAATGGGAGGAAGCATGACAGCCGACGAAATCCCCGGCCTCAAGCGTGCGCAGGCTTCGATGTCGCGCATGGACCGCCTTCCGCCGTACTCCGCGGAAGCAGAGCAGGGCGTCCTCGGCTGCGTGCTGATGGATCCCGAGGTGCTGGAGATGGCGCGTGAACGGCTGACCTGTGGGCCGGCCGCCTTCTACGATCTCCGCCATCGCACGATCTGGGAGGCAATCGAGCGGTCGGCGTCCGAGGGCCGGCCGATCGACATGATCGCCTTGGGGCAGGTGCTGAAGGATGCGGGCGAGCTAGAGGCGATTGGTGGCCTTCAGTACCTGTCGGAATGCGCCGATGCCGTCCCGAGTGCGGCGAACCTGCCGCATTACTTGGAGCTTGTCATCGACCTGCACCAGCGCCGGGAAGTGCTGCGGGTCGGCACCGAGATGGTTGCGGAAGCCTACAGCGGCCGCAACGGGGCGGAGCTGCTGGCGATGGCCACGGAGCGCATCGGGGCCGTGGCGGACGCCACTCCGCAGACGACGACGCAGCCGGTGGTCGAGGTCCTGCGCGAGATCATCACCGAGATCGAGGACTTCTCCCAAGGCCGGAAGCAGATGCGCGGGTTGAGTTCCGGGGTGAACTACCTCGACAACATGACCTGCGGATGGAAGCCGGAGGAGTTCATCATCCTTGCGGGCCGTCCTGGCGGCGGGAAGACGGCGTTGGCCATGCAGTTCGTGGAGGCGGTGGCGGTGCATGCCCGGCAGCCGGTGGGGTTCTTCTCGCTGGAGATGAGCCGCAAGAGCCTGTTGCAGCGCCTGCTGTTCAGTGTGTCGGGCGTGGACTTCCAGAAGTACCGCAACGGGTTCCTCAAGCAGACGGACTTCGCGCTCCTGACCCGGGCGCTGGAGCAGATGAAGGGGGCGCCCGTGATGATCGACGACACGTCGAACATCCATTGCGAGGATCTGGAGATCCGGGCCCGGAAGTGGGTGCGCAACGAGGGGGTGAAGCTGATCGTCATCGACTACCTGCAGCTGATGGGCGGGCGCCGCGGGGCCCGGTACGGCGGCGAGAACCTCGTCATGCAGGTGGGCGATGCGTCGGCCACGATCATGCGCCTCAAGAAGGAGCTTGGTGTGCCGTTCATCGTGCTGGCCCAGGAGAACACCAACCGCGAGCGGGCCGAGCGCGAGCGCAAGCCGCTGCTGTCCGACCTGAAGGACAGCCAGAAACCCGCCCAGGACGCCGACGTCGTGATGTTCCTGTACGACGTCAACCTCGAGCGTGCGCGGCGGGGGCTGCATGCCAAGGACGAGGACACGCGGAGGATGGCTGAGGCGCAGTTCGCGTGGCGCCAGTCCAAGAGCGTGCTGAGCCTGCCCAAGGAGATTCTCGGCGACGAAGAGAAGAACCTGAAGCGGGTGAACCTCTACGTCGCCAAGCAGCGCAACGGTCCGACCGGGGACTGCGCGCTGGTCATGGTGAAGCCGTGGATGCGGTTCATCGACGCCTACGTGGCCGGGGAGCAGACCGTGCGGCAGGCTGCGGCCGGGGACGGGTCGTTGCCGGGAATGGGTGAGGAGTTTGGGGAGGACGTGCCATGAGTGATGTTATGATCGGAATCGTGTGCGTGGTCTCGCTGGTTGTTGTGTTTGCGCCGATGTACCTCGTGCGCAGGCAAATGAAGGACCCGCGGAGCGCAGCAAACGACAAGTGTCATTTCTGCCTTTCTCGGCGAGATCCTCAGGCTCCAAACGAACGTTGGGCGTGCGGGACCTCAATCGGTGGATGGGATGCAAAACTTGGCAGTGGCTATGTCGTTCGCACCAAAGCCTGCATCGACAAGCAAGAGTGGGATGACCAGTGGAACGCCAAGATGAGGAAGATCCTCTCTGGGGAACGGCTGTGATGAGCACTCGCTGGCAAACCGTTCCGGCCGAGCCGGTGGCGCTGCGGTCTGAGTTGGTCGCGTGGATGAGGGGCGACGGTGCGATCCTCAAGGGGTGGGTCTTGCGCCAAGGGCCAGGCATCGTGGACTGGGTCCGGGTGCGCGGCCGGATGTACGAGCAGGTGTACACGCAGGAGAAGCCAGCGCGCCTGTGGCATGAGGCGGCGCTGGACCTCCTGTGCTGGCAGCGGGGCGGACTGTCACCACGGAAGGCGCTGCAATGGCTCCGCGATTTCGAGGCGACGATCCAAGACGGGAGAAGATCCGATGGCTGAAGACTACGGCACGACGTACCAGGCGGCCGGCCTGCGGTGGACCCGCTGGCCCACCCGGCACAACCCCACCGAGGATGAGGTGTCGCGCTTCGTGACCACGTTCTCGGCGGGCCTCGATGCCGCGTACCAGTTGGTGCGTCAGTGGAACGAGCAGCGAGAGCAGGCCATCGGCCTCGAGCGCCAGGACCCGGCCCGGTACGGATGGGAATCCCCCAGCATGGAGATCGTGCGGGCCCTGCTGGCGGGCACCTACAAGGACGCCACCGGGCGCCTTCACACGGCCGATGACATCCTGTTCCTCGGCGGCAACCGGTCTGGCAAGACGACGGGTGGCGCGAAGCTGGTCAACGAGCGGCTCCTGAGCAAGCAGGGGGCCGTGGCCCGGTGCTGGAGCCAGAACGAACAGAAGTCCATCGACGACCAGCAGCCGGTCCTCCACCAGTTCCTGCCGCCCCGCCTCCGGCCCATCAAGAAGCTGGCCGGCGACCAGTGGACCAAGATCTCGTACAACCGCGCGACGGGCTTCTCCGAGAACATCTACGTGCTCCCCAACCGGGCCTCGTGCCGCCTCTACACGTACCGGGGATGGGAACAGGACCGGAGCCTTGCCGAGGGTGGCGAGGTGGATGCGCAGTGGTTCGATGAGCTGGTGCCGGCGGATCTGCTGGCCACGGCCCGGTTCCGTACCGCCAGCCGCCGGGGCTGGAACCTGGTCACGTTCACGCCGGTGCAGGGCTACACGGAAGCCGTGGCGCAGTACCTCGAGGGCGCCACCGTCATCGAGACCATCCCGGCCCGAGCGGTGCGTTGGATCTGGCCGACCCCCTGGCTTCCGGAGCGGCGGCGTGAGTGGGCCGAGTGGTTGCTGCCGGAGGATCGCGAGCTGTACCCGGGGTGCCCCAAGGGGCATGTGCCGCTGGTGCTGGAGTCCTCCACGCCGGGCCGGTACGTCGTGACGTTCCCGACCCCCTTCAACCCCTACAACCCGCTGGAGGAAGTCGTGAAGCGCGCCCAGAGCGGCGGGCTCGAGTTCCAGCTGGAGCGTCTGTTCGGCATCCCGACCAAGCGGGTCCAGCGGGTGTTCCCGCGGTTCGATCCCAAGGTGCATGTGGTGCCGAGCGAACGCATCCCGGCGGAGGGCACCAACTACCTGTTCGTGGATCCGCACGGGCGCCGAAACTGGTTCATGCTCTGGATCCGCATCGCGCTCGATGGCCGCTGGTACGTGTACCGGGAGTGGCCCGATCACCACCGGTTCGGCGAGTGGGCGTTGCCGGGTGGCGAGGACAAGCCAGACGGCCGGATTGGCCCGGCGCAGCGCGTGGGTGGCGGCCGCAGCTTCACCGAGTACAAGCGCCTGATCCTGCAGGCCGAGGGCTGGAAAGCCGACGAAGACGGTCGTGTGCTGCGTCCGGAGGGTAGGAACCGCCTGCGTCGATCGGCCGCAGTGCCCGAAGGTGCCGAGGCGGTGTACCAGCGGTTCCTGGATCCCCGCCCGGCCGGGACCAAGGTCGCCGGGGACGAGGCCCAGCGCACCATGCTGGAGGTGCTGGCGGACCCCACGGTGGACGCCTCAGGCGTAGAGCTGGTCCCGGGGCTCGACTGCGAGGCGGCCCCGGCCTGCCCCGTGCGGGACGAGGCCAGCCTGCAGTTCCTGAACGACATGCTGGCGTACGACCCCGAGCGTGCGATCGGCGCTGACAACTTTCCCCGTCTGCTGTTCTCGGCGTCGTGCCGGAACGCCATCGCGGCGGTCCAGATGTGGACCGGTGCTGATGGCGAGGACGGGGCGTGCAAGGACCCCATCGACTGCCTCCGGGCAGCGGCCAAGGCGCGCATCGACCACGTCGATCCCGCCAAGCTGCGACCGGTGGCAGGCTTCAGCTACTGACCATGACCAAGGATCCCAAAGGGTGGGCGGAACTCCCGGTGCTCGTTCCGCTTCACCTGTTCTGCGAGTGGACCGGGCTCTCACGAAACACCGTCCAGAAACTGGCGCGCGAGGGCGAGATCGCCACGACGACCATCGGCAAGCAACGCCGGTACCGGAAGGCGGAGATCGCGCGGTTGGGTGGGTTCCAGTGGAGGGCCTCGGGCGGGGCTTGAGTTCCGGGCGCGAACGGGCCAACGTGCCCAAGGTTCGCCGGCAGTCCGCCAGGACAGTTTCACGCCGGCCATGGACGACACACTTCTCAGGGACGCCGCCAATCCGCGGCTGTCCGAACTCATTCGCGAGTACACGCACTGCGGCGCTGCCGACTCCTCGTACGACGCCACCACCGATTCCGAGAAGGTCCGGTTTGCCCGGTGGGCCAATCAGGCCGCCGACTGCAAGAAGCACTCCCGGGGTGATTTCCGGGCCAAGCCGTGGGACGGCGCCAGCGACCAACGGGTGTTCCTGGCCGACGAGATCATCCAGGACGAGGTTGCCATCCTGATCTCGGCCTTCGACCGCGTCGCCGTGCAGGCCGAGGCGCTGAGCGGGGGCGCCTTCGGCACGGCCGGGAGTGCCGCCCGCATGCTCAAGTGGTTCACGCGATCGCGGGCCCTGCGCCAGCTGAAGCGCGACGTCGAGCTGTCGGCGCAGTACATGGCGACGTACGGTTGGTGTGTGCTGAATCCCGTCTGGGAACGTCGGATTGCCCTGCGCAACCAGACCATCAAGCTGGAGGAGGTTCAGGCTTTGATCGGGCCGGAACGGTCGCAGGCGTTGCTGGATCCGGCTTTCGAGGACGAGGCGGCCAACATGCTCGTGGAGTTGCGCCAGGCGTGGGTCAACGCGCACATGGCCGGCATCATGGATCCCGACGAGATCCCGTCCATTGGCATGGCCAAGGCCCGGTCCTACGTGCGCGCCCTGCGCGAGGACGGTCAGGTCACGGTGCCGATGCCCTATGTGTGCCGGAACCAGCCTCGCATCCGGTCTCTGCGGCCGTGGGAGGAGATCCGGCTGCCGGAGCAGCAGGGCGACCTGCAAGAGGGCATGGCCTTCGTCACCGAGTACCTGACCGAGGACCAAGTCCTGGCCAACGTCGTGGGCGAGGGCTGGGACAAGGCTTGGGCGGAAGAGGCCATCAAGACCAAGGGGCAGCGCACCGTCTGGTCCCGGGCTGAGAAGGTGACCACGCCCTCCGGGATCGCCGAGCGCATCGACCGCACAGAGAGCCGCCTGATCGAGGTCGTGACCGCGTACACGTCGCGCCTCGACAAGGACGGCATCCCTGGGATCTACGTCACGATCTTCTCCCCGCACGTCCGCTGGGAGAAGGACGAGGACCGCGTCGCAAAGCATGGCTTGCTCGACTACCAGCACGGCCTCATGCCGTTGGTCGAGGGCGCGCGCGAGTGGTGGTGTCGCGACATCACCGCGGCCCGCGGTGTGCCGGAGCAGGTGTACCCGGCGCAGCGCCTCATGAAGGTGACCGAGGATGCCTTGATCGATCGGTCGAGCCTGACGACGTTGCCCCCCCGGCTGGTGCCTCCGGACTTCATGGACCACGAGGACGTGTTCGGCCCGGCTGCCCGGGTGCCGACGCGGCCCGGACGCGAGCCGCGGTTCATGGACATCCCGGCCAACGACGGCGTGGCCGAGAGGATCTGGCTGAGCGCACGCGCGGGGGTGAACCGCCAAATGGGTCGGCCGGATGAAGGTGTGCCCCCGCTGATCGCGCAGGTCCGAACGCAGAAGCTGGTGAACGAGTTCCTCGCCATGTGGACCGAGGCGTTCCAGCAGACGTGGGCCTTGATGATGCAGTACTCCACGGACGCCGAATGGCAGCGAATCCTGGGCATGCCCAAGCCTCAGCTGACGCCTGACCAGATTGCTTCGGAAGGTGACATCATGCTGGTGCTCGACGCCCGCGAGTTGGACTCGGAGTTCGCCCTGAAGCAGCTGGAGGGCATCAGCAAGTTCGTGCTGCCGGAGGATGCCGCCGGCGTCGTCGATCGCGGCGAGTTGATCCGCCTCAAGCTGTCGGCCCTCCACCCCGGCCTTGCCAGGCAGCTGGTGCAGGACAAGGCGGGGGCGACTCAGAAGCTGTTCGAGCGCGTGTCCGCCGAGTTCGCCTCCATGGCCTTGGGCAATCCGCCCCGGCTGGTCGAGAACGATCCCACGGCGCCCATGCAGATCCAGTTCGCGCAGCAGATCGTGCAGGCCAACCCCCGGTACCAGACGGCGCTGCAATCGGACCCGCTCTTCAAGCAGAACGTGGAGACCTGGCTCAAGAACCGCGAGCAGTCCGTGGTGCAGCAACAGAACAAGGTCGTGGGCCGTCTCGGCGTCCAACCCCAGTAAGCCATGCTTCGCCCCCGTCTGACCCAGCAGGAGTCCGAGCAGCGTCGGCAACGCCTTCAGCGCGCCCTCGACAACATCCCGGCCGACCACCCGTGGTCGCGCGCCATCGTCGAGTTGATCGACACGCTGCGGACCGAGACCGAGCTGGTGCTCCTGGCGCCGCCGGCGGCGGTGTCTCCGGAGGATCGCACCTACAACGCCGGCCGCATGGCGTTTGCCGACGACCTGTTGGCGCGCCTTGAGGCGGCATACAGGGCTGCGGCGAGGGCGTCCGAGCAGGAAGCGGGTTCCTCCGTCGCTTCCTGAATGTAGCTCGAAACAGCACGGAACAGCACAACGCGGAAACCGCCCCGTAGACGCGCGGGAAGTCGTGTGGTTGATGGGACGTGAGGTGCGGGTCTGGCGGCTCGCCCTCGGCGAACCACGGGGGCCGGCCCGGTAACCGGGCTGGTCCCCCAAGGTCGCAAACGATCCGCCTGTCCGGCCGCTTGCGGGCCGTAATCGCATGGGACTCCAGACGAACGGGGAAGTGGCCCCCTCCAACGCCACGGAGAGCAGGTCGGGCAATCCGACCCCGGACCGTCAGCCGGCGACAACCGACGGGATGAACGATGCCGTGAGTCGCATGTTGGCGGCCAAGGGCATCACCCCGGCCCCGATGCCGGCCGCGAGTGCGGCGGAGCAACCCGAGGCCGAGGCCAGTGAGGCAGATCTTTCCCAATCCCAAGAAGACGAATCCGGGTCCCTTGCAGCGGCGCCTGACGGTGTCGAGGCGGAGGACCAGGTCGAAGGCGAGGACCAAGCCGAGGCGGTCGAGGCTGAGGAAGGTGAGCAGGAGGATGCCGCCGATGACGCCCCCAAGGGCGTCCAGAAGCGCATCAACAAGCTCACCGCCCGGGCCAAGGCGGCCGAGGAACAGGTCGAGCAGTTGCGGCAGGAGATCGAGCAGCTGAAGGCGCAGCGGGCCGAGCCCGAGGCGCCGGCGGCGGGTCGAGATCCGGAGTTGGAAGCCCTGAACACCCGGCTGGCGAGTGTCCGCGAGGAGATCTCGACGGCCGAGCAGTTGAGGGCGCAGTTAGCCACCGACGCTGAAGGAGTCGCTGAGATCCTGAAGCGCGTGGCGAAGCTGCCCAACTACGAGCCGCAGACGATGCGGGACTTCCTGACCGACTACCTTTCGGACGCACGATCCAAGGTTGCCCGAGTTGAGGGCGAGATTGGGGCGCGCACGAAGGTGGCCGAGGAGCAGGCGGCAGCCAAGCGGACCAAGGTCGTCCAGCTCACCGAGGCGGAGATGCCCTGGGTGAAGGACGCCAAGGATCCGAGGGCGGCTGAGTACCGACGCATCATGGCGCTGCCGGCGACCAAGGCGATTCCGGACGCGGCGTTCTTCGTCGCGGCTGGTGTCGAGAAGATTCTCGCGATGCAGGCGCGGGCCAAGACGCAGGCAGCCAAGCCCAAGGCG